GACGGCGGTGAAGGATTTTCTGGTTTAATTAAAAGTGATTTACATAGACAAAGACTTAGTAATAGTAATTTAGGTAAAAAATTATCAGAAGAAACAAAGAAGAAGATTAGTGATTCGTTAATAGGTAAAGTTGGTAGAAATACTGGTAACAAACATAGTGAAGAAACTAAAAATAAAATTTCTGAAACTAAAAAAGGAACGTTATCTTGGAATGCAACAAGTGTATTACAGTTAACAAAAGAAGGTGAAATAATGAAAGAGTGGGTTAGTGCTCATGCAGCAGCTAAAGAACTTGGGTTAAGTCAAGGTAATATTTGGACAGTAATAAATGGTGGTAGAAACACATGTGGTGGTTATAAATGGAAATTAAAAAAAAATTAAATAATGAATGAAACTTATCAAAAATGGGAACAAATAGCTAAAGAATTTTTCCCAAAAGAATTTGAAGCTTTTAAAAGAAATTTGTCTGGTGGTCGCAGACCAGATGCTGTTAGCTTCACCAATATAGAAGGTGATGTTAAGCGAAGAGACCTAACCATAAATGCATTATTTTACGATATAGACACTCATGAGATTGTAGACCTTGTTGGGGGTGTTAATGACCTTAAGAATGGTGTGGTGAAGACCGTAGGTGCTCCAGAAGACCGTTTTGGAGAAGACAGACTTCGCATCATGAGAGCAATACGCTTTGCTGGTCGTTTTGGCAGCCAGCTTGACCCAGCAACCGATGCCGCTTTGAAAAAGGATGCAAGTCTTGAAGGTATTTCTGGTGAAAGAATTCGTGATGAATTTATCAAAGGCTTACAATCAGCCAAGTCTCAAAAACACTTCCTTGAGCTAATAGAAAAATATGGATTGTTTCAGTGGATATTCAAGGGTCTAAGCGTTGATAAGAGCGTAATAAGCAAGTCTGATAAGGATGACTATGTTGTGTTATTGGCAAGGCTTTTGAAGGGTAATTCGATTGAGTCTTTGAAGAAGACTCTTAATGCTTTGAAGTATACGATAGAGGAAGTTAAAGCAATAACCTTTTTGGTTGGCTTAACAAAATTAAGCGTTGATACTGCTGTGACCTTAAAAAGAGCTGAACAACACTCTGGTGTAACCCCAGACCAAATAAAAGCTTTCGCAAAAGAAGAAGGATTGGATGCTAAGCTTATTGAAGCCTTCTTGAAGTTCAGGCTAACGGTAAGTGGTCAAGAGGTTATGGATAAGTTTAACTTGAAGCCTAGCAAGGAAGTTGGTGATAAGGTACATCAGATAGAAACCGATAATTTTAAAAAGCTAGTATAGACTTGATTTCTTTTGCCATATGTGTATATTTATTGAAAATTTTAATATACATATATGGCAAAATACTTAGTTATTTTCAAAGACTTGGTTGACGATATAGATGTCAACGGTTTTAAAGTAATGACCGAAAAAGAGGTCAACGAATACGAAGAATTAGCTCAAAGCATTACATGGTCTTTTAAGTATCCACTCGGAGACACCGACATCACCTTTATAGATGGCGAAGACTTGCTTTCAAAGTTGGAATACAAAGAAATATCCAATGATGAAGCGAAGGTTTTTAAAAAGTTATTTGATAGTGAATTTGGCACCTTTATTGATGAAGACTACTTGGTAGACATAGTTGCTGATGAAGAATCAGACTCTACCTACGATGAAGGAAACGATGATGAAGAGGGACTTCCATTGTATGACGATGACGATAATGATTATTAATAAAAAAAACATGAAAAAATTTCTATTAGCTGTTATGATGCTGGTTACATCGATAACATACGCACAAACCGTTAGCATAAAAGGTACTGCTTTTACAATAAAACACAAGGACTTGACCTTTTATCTGGATGCCGACACCAACACATATATTTCCGTTCATCAAGTTAAACACGCTCAACTTAAAACCCTTACAGGTGTTAGAAAAGACCGTTGGCACGTAGAATGGCCATTTGGACCATATAAGAAAAGCTACTATGTAAATACTGGCTACGACCTAGGACACTTGACCCCATCAAAGATAACGATGTATGATGATTCAGTTAATTATCACACATTTAGCATGTTCAATCAAGCTCCGCAGTTGGCCGCATTTAATGAACACCCATGGGAAAGACTTGAGATGTCGGTAATAGATACTATTCTTAAAGCTAATGCTGACGCAACGATTATTACTGGTGTTATTTATGATAATAATCACAAAACATACTTGAATAAGTCTAGGATAAAGATACCTATCAATTACTTCAAGATTGTAGTTATGTCTAACGGAAAAGTAATGGCTTGGATAGGCTCAAATATAAATGGTCTTATTAGCGTAGCAGATGTTAAGACGATTATTGAAATCGCTCAAAAGAACGGAAACAAGCTAGATATCAGTATTACAAAATAGTTTTTGTTAAATCATGATATTTATAGGAAAAGACTTATGAAAAAGAAAGAATTCCTTACCGAAAATAAGAAAAAAGCTATGCTTACCGAAAGAGAGAAGGCTATTGTAGAAAGCTTTTCAAAGAACTTCAACATGATAAAAAGACTTGGTGAAGACTTCGATTTTGCTGATGCTGAAAGACAGTATCATGATACACACGATATCAAGCCAGAATTTGAGTATGAATATGTTGTTGTAATACCATATCAAGATGAAAAGTCACTTAGCGTTCCTTCTATGAATAAAGAAATGCTAGCTTATGTTGGGCCAAACCACAGCTTGGTTCATACCAAACAAGAAGCTCAAGTATTTTCTAAAGCTGATGCGGAAAATGTTAAGAATATGCTAACCAATAAAAACGCTTATTTAGAACTTGCATAAATTTTTTTTCAAAAAAGCTTGACAAATCAAAAAAAGTTTAGTACCTTTGCAGTACATTTATAAACAACGAGATATTTAATTAAAAACAGGGGTAACCCAAAAACAAAAAAGAAATGAAAAAGACTAGTATACATATGCATTCGATTAATAGCTGGAGACGCAATAGCAATCCATTAGAGTCGGCTATGTCTGTTAGTTTCTTCGATGACTACTAAATCGAACAAATAAAAGAACAAACAAACCCGACTCTTCCTAGTCGGGTTTTTCTATTTTATGATATATTTATATTAAAACAAAATATGGAAGAATGGAAACAAATAAAAACGTATGGTTATGAAGCTTCGACAGATGGAAGAATAAGAAACATAAAAACAGGTAGAATTTTAAAACAAAGGATGTCAAGCGATGGTTATTTTATAGTTGACATTCAAATTGAAAAGAAAAATAGAACATTTAAAACACATAGATTAATTGCAGATACTTTTCTTGAAAAAGATTTAGTTAGGGTAGAAGTTGACCATATAAATAGGAATAAAACTGATAATAAAGTTACTAATCTTAGATGGGTTACTAGAATCGAAAACATGCAAAATGTAGATTGGGAAAATGTTATTAGAAAGAGAATTAGTATTGATAAAATAAAGGAAATCATTTATTTCTTTGAAAAGGGAAAGACATTTGATGAAATTCATGAACTAATTAATTTGGTAGTCACCAAATAAAAAAAAGATACCAGTGTTCTTTGACATATTGATTATCATACGTAAGTGGCCGAGTGGTTGAAGGCATCAGTCTCCAAAACTGACGAACAGTAATGTTCCGCATGGGTTCAAATCCTGTCTTACGTGCAAGTTTCTATCCGATATAGAAACATCATACGTTCGCTCATTGGCGTGACCAACAGACTCCAAATCTGTTCTTAGGATTAAATGGCTGTAGATTCGACTTCTACCGAACGTGCATTTGGAAGGTAGCATCCATGGGGATAAGCGGTCTTGAAAACCGTGCTGACGGTGACGAGCTGTCAAGGGTTCGATTCCTTTACCTTCCGCCCTAGACTTTTTTGTACCTTGGAGATATTTATATAGAAATATAAATTATGCCAAGGAAAGAAAAAAACATACATTACTTGTATAAAACAACCTGTTTGATAACAGGAAGATATTATATCGGTATGCACAGCACTAGTAACCTAAACGATGGTTATATGGGAAGTGGAAAGAGATTAAGATATTCATTGCGAAAGAATGGGATTGAAAATCACAAAAAAGAGATACTTGAGTTCTTTGATAGTAGAGAGTTATTGATTGAAGCTGAAAAGCAAGCCATCACCGCTGATATGATTACAGATGATAATTGTATGAATCTTATGGGTGGCGGTGAAGGAGGTTTTATTAGTGAGGAACAACAAAGGCATCGTTCACAATGCGCGAATAAAGTTTTGATTAACAAAATAAAAACTGATGAAAATTTTCGCAAAGATTATTGTAAAAAAATTAGTATTGGAGTTAAAAAAGCGTATAAAAACGGAAAATTTAAAAACTTAAAACGAAAAGGATTTTTGGATAAGAACCATTCAACTGATTCAAAACAAAAAATTGGTAAAGCTAATAGTATCAAACAATTAGGTGATAAGAATTCTCAGTATGGGACTTGTTGGATAACTAAGGATGGAGAAAATAAGAAGATTAAGAAAGAAGACCTTGATATCTGGCTTAAAGAAGGTTGGTTAAAAGGGAGAAAGTAAAATTGGTTAAAATTTGTTCACAAATAATTTATGTTCACGAATCGTGAACATCACAAAAATGTGAACACTTTTAATGGAAAGTTTAGGTAGGGCAGGGTCCCTCACTTGTTTGGAAAACAAGGACACATCTACGTTGTGCTCGTTTCGATTACGAAATTTTCCGCGCATTACCCAAAGGGTGATTGTTCTGGCTAGGGAAGCCGTAAAGCCCCTCTCTATCTACGGGATAGAGTTTATGGAGTCTATAGTTTAATGGTAAAATAGGAGATTGTGGTTCTCTTGTTCTGAGTTCAATTCTCAGTAGTCTCCCTAAAGATAACGGTTCTTTAAAAACGTAACATGGTGTTAGTAGCTCAGTTGGTCAGAGTGCCGTCCTGTGAAGACGGAGGTCGTGGGGTCGGGACCCATCTAACACCCTATATTCTCAAAGCAAATTAGTATGATGTCTTGCAAGACTTACTAATTAGAAAAGTATGAAACATGACTTGGTATAAAGTGGTTCGAACCCATCTTTGAGAGCTATGAAAAAAGAAAAAGATATGCTCTAGGGTCTGATAAAACAACAGACTCAATGATATGAGCAAAAACACAAACAGAGCAAAACTGAACAAAGCAGAAACCAGCAAAGAATATCATATTCTTCAGCTAAACGAGACCTATCCAGACTATTGGGATGATGGTATCGTATTTTATCCGACTTATAAAAGAGGATATAAGAATCCAAATAAGCAACTTCGTAGATATGAAATGCGAAGATACAGAACTTGGAAGTACAATAGAAAAACACAATGGAAGTAATTCCATTAATGGGCATATAGTATAATTGGTTAGTACGCATGACTGATACTCATGTAATATTGGTTCAAGTCCAGTTATGCCCACTATTAAATAAAATTGGTCCTCTATCATAATTGGTTAATGAACCTAGCTCATAACTAGGGCTATATCCGTTCGAGTCGGATGGGGACCACTGGTAAACTTTTTATAAATTCACCCATAGCTCAGTGGTTAGAGCGTTCGCCTGTTAAGCGAAGGGTCCCAAGTTCGAATCTTGGTGGGTGAGCATATTCAGACGTGCGCAGAGTTTGGTCGATTGCATCGGGCTGTTAACCCGACAGGGATTTATCCCTCACACTGGTTCAAATCCAGTCGTCTGAGCAACATTGCGTGAGTTAGTGGAAAACAGCGGTCTCTCATAAGGACCGAAAAGCGATTTCGAACATCGCACACGCAACCAAATGCCTTCATATTGGCCTCGTCTTCGAAACGAGAGACGCATAATGGATGTGAATGTGGGTTCGAATCCCTCTGGAGGTACTGGGAACTTTTTGTAAATTCTGGATATTTATATAGAAATGAAACTATATGAATAGAGCAGAAAAAAGAAAATTCCATTATATCTATAAAACTACGTGTTTAATTACTAATAGGTACTATATAGGGATGCACTCAACTGATAACATGAATGATGGTTACATGGGCAGTGGAAAAAGACTTTGGAGGTCTTTTAATAAGCATGGTCGAGACAACCACAAAGTAGAAATCCTTGAATTTTTAGATTCAAGAATTGAGCTTAAACAAAGAGAAAAAGACCTTGTAACAAAGGAGTTGATTGGCGAAGATTTATGTATGAACCTAAAAGAAGGAGGTGAAGGTGGTTTTTGTAGTGAAGAACACATGAAAAAAGCACAAATAGCTGGACGAAAAAGTAGAGATTTGAAAATAAAAGAAAATGAAGAATATAAGAAAATTTTTATCGCTATTGGAGTTAAAAATTGGAAAAATTATCATTTAACAGGAAAACACAAATACGATACTTTTACTGGCAAACAACATTCAGATGAAACAAAAACACTAATGAGTGATAAAGCCAAAGAAAGAATTGGTGATAAAAATTCTCAGTATGGAACTTGTTGGATAACAAAAGACGGAGAGAATAAAAAAATTAAGAGAGAAGATTTTGATTCATATGTTAGTGATGGATGGATTAAAGGAAGAAAATAAATGGGGGAGTGTACGAGTGGGTCAAGTAACTCTTTGCTTTTGTTGATTGATACGTAGCGATTAGCATGTCCAAGCATCTGAGGTTCGTGGGTTCGAATCCCACCTCCCCCTCACAAAGAGTCAATTAAAACGGATAGGGTCATAACCACCGTGGAAATGATGGTAGACCCCCTTGGGGCGTGGGGGTGTATTTACATCGACTAGTTAACGCTCCCATATATGGTCTCATCGTCCAATGGATTAGGGCATCGGTCTACGAAACCGAAGATGCAAGTTCGAATCTTGCTGGGACTACAATATGGTTGCGTAAGTTAATTGGA